TGTAATTTTATATCTTCCAACATCTTGGTATCTATAAGTTATAGTTGCTGTAAAGTCATTTTGTAATTCTATTGCTGTTGGGTCGGCAGTAGATTCTTGCGTTAACAAAGCAACAAAAGATTGATAACTAACACCACCTGTTGGTATCTCAGTCCAATTCTGATCTTTTCTACCATAAGTTTTACCATCAATCGGAGCATCATCGATTTTACCATCAATTTGAATCTGTAAATCCGCATCAACCGCATTAAGTTGAGAATAAAAACTATTTAATTGAGAAGAACTTGCTTTACCATTAACACTTAATGTTAAGTTAGTAAAATCAGTTTGTAGAGCCGCAATGTCTAATTCATCATTACCTAATCTACCATCTAAAGAATCAATTTGATTTTGTAAATTGGTATCGGCATTATCTACATATGTTTTCTTCGTATAACTTGATAAAGTTGCGCTAATATATTCAGGATCTACTATAGTCCCAATTGAGGCAAAATTATTATTTACGATTACAAAAGCATCTCTAAGTTTATCTCCTAAACCATCATTTGGTTGGCTAACGTTTATATTGCTAAAAGTCATTTTATATATTTATTTTTTATTTAATTATTATAATTGTTGGTAATATACTACTGAACCAGCTTTTGCTGTAATTGCTGAGGCACTAATCTCACTCGCAAATCTTGCTATAACTGTTCCGTCTACTGATGGTATAATATAACCTTCAATTACAGCATTGTTACCATTGATTTGACCTGACGCTGTATTTGCTGTTGCCGGTAAATCATAAGCAATAACATTGGCATTTCTTGTAGTTGTAGTCGAGGCTGATGAGTATTCACTCATAAAACATATTGATGTTGGGCTTGCCGGTCCTGATATACTCCATCTTGAACCTGTTGTTGTAAGCGCGGTTGAGTAGTTAATATAAAATCTAAAGTAGTATCTTGAACCAGCTGTTACCGCAAAAGATAAACCTGTTACATCTTGCATTGTATTTGCGGTTGCGTTATTATTGATAACATCCGTTCCTAATATAACAGCATTCATTACTGATGAGATTGGGTTATTACCAGGATTAATTGATGTTTTTATTGAACCAGCACTTGTTAAAACTTTAAAACCTTGACCTTCTTGAAACTCTATTTTCTCACTAGGAGCTAAGGTTGCTACAAATAACTCAAAATCAGTCGCATTATCATCAAAATTAATTGTAACAGTTTGATTAACAGTATCGCTGTTAAATATACTGATATAATCAACAATTCTTTGAGTAGAAGAAGCCGGAGAACCAACTAAATCAACAGCTGTTGTATTATTTGTATTTAAAACATTTCTAAGTGGTGATATACTTGTTGTAGTAGTATCTCTATAAGAAGCAAAACATCTTAATTGGTTAGTAGTCACTGAACCATTTAACTTAACTTGTATCTTATCAGTTGTATTTGTTAAAATTATCATTTTATATTTATTTTATTTTTTATATTTGAACCCCAAAAGATCTTCTTTGATTTTGAACTAACCAATCAATATAACTTAATTGAGTAGTTAATTCACTGTATAATAAACATATACCATCATTTTCATTATCAACATTAATAAGATGAATATATATTCGATCCGCATCAAAATCAGGATTTGAAAAATCATTACCACTTTGGTCTTCTTTATACCAACATCTATATTGTTTATTATAAATCATTATTATATCATCAATTTCTAACATATTTTAAATTATATTTTTAAGAACGCGGCTCTTTGTATTTCATTGAAACTTAATCCACCACCAGTAAAAGTTTGATTTTCCCATAGTCCAGTCGAACCATTATATTGTAAAACCTGACTATTTGTTGCTCCTGTAATTTTTACATTATGTAACTCATCTAATTCATAACCATTATCTACCTTAACAAAAATCGAACCTTGATTAATATGAGAATGAACTACATAACCAATTATTATAAGATGTTGAGGAGCTGATGGTTTTATATTTGTAATTTTACCTTCTACTAAAGGTGATAAATATAATAAATCTCCATCTGACCATGTTTCACTTTGTAATGAACCTGTTGTATTTATTTTTCTAACTAAACCGCTTGTTGTAACAAATCCTTCTTGATTGTTTAATATAGTTTCTGTTACTAAACCAATTGTCTCTGCTGATGTTAAATCAGTTGTTGCTATTGCTAAATCTACTTTTAATCTTTGACCTTGGGCTCCAGTAACTCTAACAGCTTGATAAGCACTTTCTTGTAATGTTATATTAGTTGCTGTTTTATTTACTACTCTAACTAATTGTTCTTGCCCTATTTGTAAAGTAACATTACCACCTTTCATACCAAGATTCATTGTTCCGTCAGTATCATTCCAAACAAATCTACCAACAGCACCAGTTGCCGTAGAAGAAGTATTTGCCTGTAAGTAGTTAAAGTTTATATCAGGATTCAATGAAACATTCCAAGCCCAGTTAGCATTTGTATTTGAACCTGTTGATGATAGTAATATACTACCATTACTATTTGTTAAACCTCTAACATATAAAGTTCTTGTAGTAGTTCCTGTTATATTTAACATTGTAGTGTTTCCACTAACTATTGTATATAAATCAGCCGTTGTTGCTAACGTATATCCACCAACTAAAAAAGGTTTTATTGGTAGAATATAGTCCGCGTTATTTGAACCAGCCGCACCCCAACCACTTAAACTAACCTGATTACCAAATCTTGACCAATATAACTTTTCATTTGTAATGTTAAAACTACCCTCATTTGTAGATGTAAAAAAAGCTAACGCGTTTGTAATGGTAACATATTTTGAACCCGTTCCTGATGGAGTAACAGGCTGAAACTGTATACCAAGATTTGTTGTATTACCAAGCGTTGTAACAGCTTGTAATGTATAATCTACCGTTGTTGCTAATCTATAAACACCTGATATATTTTTAGCCGGTAAATAAAATTGAGGCACATAAGATGAGTTTTGTAAAGGGTCTGATTTTAAAAACTGAGCACCAGCACCAGAAGCTTTCAAAAATATATAACTCGATGTAACCTCTGTATAAGAACCATCATTTGTATTACTTAAAATTAATGATGTCGCCAATGAACTATTTACACCAGTATTTACATTTAATAACGCACCAGGTGATATAGTTGTTGATATACTACTATCAGCATTGTTTAACACCATTGTTTTCTCATAAGCATTATTACCATTTGCTAAAACTCCATCTATATCTAGAGCTCCACCAACAGCTATCCAAGCACCATCTTTTCTACCATAAGTTATACCATCAATCGGAGCCTCACTAATTTTAGTATCAATTTGAGATTGTAAGTTTGAAACTTCTAAATATAAATCACCAATCGATATATTTTGATTACTCAATGTTTGGTTAATTGAGTAAATCGCGTCATTAATTGAGTTTATATCATCCTGTAATCCAGGTATGTAATTCAATTGATTTTGTATATTATTTAAAGCTGTTTGTAGTCCAGTAATTTGAGATATAGTTAAAACATTTGAACCATTCAATAAAGTTTCAATGGCATCAAAGTTATAATTAATGATAATCATTGCGTCTCTTAGTTTATCACCTAATCCATCATTTGCTGTAAGTCCTACGTTTATATTGCTAAAAGTCATTTGCTTTGTTTATCTTTTTGTTGTTTATCTTTGTTATCCTTTTGTTTCTTTTCTACCTCAGTATAAAGCTTTTCTAACTTAATTATATATTGCTCCTTAACTTTGTATTCTTTCATATTAATAACCACCAGTTCTTTTTATCTTCTTTCTTAAAAACCAACCTCCATAAGTATTACCTTTACTACCGCAAGATTTTGTATATTCAGGTAAATCAGCTGTTTTAATCCAGTTATAAAACTCTCTCTCATAAAGATCGTAAAGTTTTCTACTTGCTTGAATTAAAAAGTCAATTTCGTTCTTATCAACAGCCTCACTACTTTCAGTTTTAGTTTTTGTTATACCATTATTACTAATCATATAAGCTCCTTGAGATAAATATATTTCGGCACCACCATGAATAACTAAGTGGCAAATATAGTCATTATAAAGAGTTAAATATGAACCAGTTAATGTATTAGTTTCGTATAATGAAACAATAACGTCATATAACTCTTTACCCAATAAAGGTTTTATGTATATATTTTGGCAAGCTTTGATTGCTTGTAGATAACGATCTACATCTACGTTACCTCCTATTAAAGTATTTCTTGTTAAATCCTCAGCCGTGATTAAGATTGTTTGTAACTCCATTCTTATTTACTTAATTTTTTAGTTGCGTTTAATAAAAGCTTTAATAAAACTGTATCACTTAATTGAGTAAAAACTCTACTTAAAGTTTCAGTAGTCGATAAACTATAATCACCACCAATTGAATAAGCGATAACGCCTTCTTTTATTGATGGGGTAACTGAACCTACACTGTTATTAAAATCTTGTAGTATTAATGAGTTAACCAATGGAGATATGTTTTCATCAGTATTCATTAAAACTGTTAATTCATCCTCATTATAAACTTTTAATAAAAACTCTAACGTAAGTAATTTTATATTCTCTTTCATAATTATTTATTTATATCTTTTCCTATACCAGGTAACGCATTAATAACATCTAAATTATTATCATAATGAGTTCCTATGTTTAATTCTAAAACTTTCTCAATCTTTGCCTTATTTGAACCAGTCGCAAAAACTCTTTCAAAAGGTATATCATATTCATTAGCCAATGATAACATTCCAGTTCTTGTATCTCTTGCTGAGATTATGTAAATTGTTTTACCATCATTTTTAGCTTGTTTAAGAGCTGATAAACCTTTTTCAGTAGTCAATGTATCGTCAAAATCAAAACTAACCTTATTTGCGTCCATATTAACTGAGGATTGATCTGTTGGTAATGTTTGAGTTGGCTGAGTTGTATTATCTACTCTTAACTCCTCGAAGTCAGTAAAGATTAGTTTTATTAATGGGTCATTAACCTTGAAAACAGGTTCTAATCCTTTAATAAGTAATCTTCTCATCGGATTGATTTGACTTCTATATAAAATCTTTAATGATTGAACCATTTGTTCAGCAACTGAGTTAAAACCGGATGGCATTGGTAATCCGAATAAACTTTTATCATTAACTTTATGAGCTAACATAATTTTTTCAACGCATTCTTGAGATAAAAACTGAAACTGAGAGAAAGCATCCTCTACCGGTATAGTTTCTACTGTAGTTTTATTATCAACATTATCATTAAAAGAAACTATAATTGAACCAGCATTTGATGAACCAGTTAATCTACCTATAATTCTTTGTTCAGCATCGTCCATTGCCTCTTCCGAATCAGTCGTTCCTTGGTTAATGTTTACAATTTTACCCGCTGAGAAGTTATTTCTAATATGACTAACATAGTAATTACTTAGTTCTTCTTCTGTTTGGCAGTATTGTATACCAGATTGCCAGTCAGGTAAAGCAAAAAGTGGCTGAGGTGAATGTCTTTTAATGTATAAAATCTCTGATTCTAACTTATCACCAAAACCAAAAGCCGGTATTTCAACAGGTCTATATTTAGTTCTATATCTCCATTCGAAACTATACCAATAAGATTTTACATCATCAGTAATGTCCGGCTCTTTATTACTTTCCAAAGATTTTGTTGGCACTTAATATAGTTTTGCTATACCACCACCAAAATTATAAACAACCTGTAAAGCGCAAGCTCCATGGATTTTAAAATCGGTGATTGCTAATCTTTGGTCTTCTTCGGAGAAAATTGTTTCAACATCATATGAACCATTTTCATCCGATAAACCCTCACCCAAAATATAGTTTACATAATTATCAATGATTGATTGGTTAGTCGGAGAACCCAAATAAGAAGCTTCTACTGTTAAAAAGTAGTCATTGTTTATACCATTTGTAATCCATTTTGTAGATTGCGTTAGTAAAGCCTGAGGATCAGGTTTTACATAATTATTCATTTGTAATATATGTATTCTTTTCATAATTATATTTTTATTATATTATTTTGGGTAGTTGTATGTAATTTAAAGTTTTCTAAATCGTCTTGAGTAGTCGAATATATTTTACCTCTCCATATAAGTTTACCATCAGCATCACCATCACCTCTACTTAAAACTTTTACTTCGAATGATTGACCATCTTGAAAATCAAACCAGAAAGATAAAACCATTGCCCCATTTTCTTTTGTAACTGTTAATGGTATAATTGTTTCTAATTCTTTTACCTCATCCCACAAAATTAAATTAACGTCATAAGTAAAAAATCTATATGGTAATCTTAAAATGTAATTTTGGTGAGCGGCTAACGTAGTATCAACTGTAATTATATCATTATCAACTGATATATTTGTAGTATCAACAGTTAAGTAGTCACCAATTTCGTTTATCTTAATTACTTTTAAACTCATATTATATTTTCTTTTAATTAAAACTATGAAAAACATATTTGGCACCTTGTTAATAAATAAAAAACCCTCCATAACATGAAGGGTTTTTATTTTTAGTATTAAAACTATTTATTAAAGGTTGTTTGGTGAAACAACAGCTTTTAAAGCAGTAATTGTTGCTGAATCTAAGTAGTAGATTGCGTCTTTTTCAGTCGCAACAGCAGTCATTGTATAACCGTTTAAAGCGTCAATCGTTCCTTGAATCTCACTTTTACCAGTAATCTCACATCCATAATCTTTACCGATTACAAAGATTTGACCAGAGTTTGCTTCTACAAATATAATTGGTCTACCAAAAGCCATCATTTTAATTTGAAACTCAGTTGTTGCTGAAAGTTTATTTAAAATGAAAGTTAATGTTTGAGTAAACACTGTAGTCCCGTTATCTCTTGATGATGTTACATCTTGAGTAAACACGTTACCACTATTTTTCAATTCATATTTATATACGTAACTACCTGATGATGTCGCACCTAAAGTCCCTAATCCAGAAAGAACTTGCCCAGCAGTTGCTCCAGCGGCTACAGTAAAATTGTAGTCACCATAGTTTGCTAAGTAGATTGCTTTTAATCCACCAACAGCATCTTTACATTCTAAAAGGATTTTACCTCTTGATATATCACAAGCCATATGTATTTTTTATTATTTTTTATTTCAGTATAGAAAGGGCCGTTATTCTGACCTATTGTCCTTTATTGACCCAATCATATACCGATTACTTTATTAATCTTTTTTTATTAAAACCCTAATCTAATTATGGTCTTGAGTAAACAATTTCAGAACCGAATGAGTATCCAACACCAGCTGTAAACACCATTTTAGTTCTTATGTTACCAGATAAATCACTTTCGTCCATATCTTTAACAGTAACGTTATTTAAGTCAGCTTCTAATCCTGTTAAGAAAGCAATGTTATTTGTTCTGAAAGCAAGGATTTTATCATTACCTAAACCAGAAACGCTAACCATTCTAATTCCTAAGTAATCTAACTCTTTATCACCAACAGCTGAACCAGTTAAGTAGTTGTTGATTTGAGATTGTTTGTAATTTCTTGCTACGTTATTTGAAACAACTAAAACTAAGTTTTGGTCTTCGATAATTTCAGCAGGTATTACATTGTAAACAGCCGCTAAAGCCGCTTGAACGTTTGCTACAGAAGAAGCTGTTCCAACTACGTCGATAACGTCACCATCAGCTACAAATTGAGGTAAAAGTCCAGAGAATGAACCTGTTGCTCCTGAACCAGTCCAGATTTGAGAATCAATGATTGCTCCTAAATTATTAACCATTGCTAATAAGATTGCGTCTTGAATCGAAGCAGGTATTGGGTTGTTAGCACCAAATAAACCAGCTTGTTGAGCTTGAAAAGTTTGGTAAAACTCATCTTTACAAAGTTCGTGTTCAACTTTATATTTTTTTGTTGCTACTTCTTTATCAGTATAAGTAACAGATCCTGTTGAATCAAATCCACATGAATAAGCAGATAATCCAGCAGTGTAAGAAAGTTTTGGTAAGTAACCAGAACCAATTACGTTTGGTAAAACAGTGATTGCACCTTTACCAATTGTATCAGCTTTTTTGAAAGCTTGAACGAAGATCTCTCCAGCCAAAGCACCAGTAAAAGCCGAGTTTACATTTAATGTTGTTGCCATTTTTATTTATTATTTTTTTTTGTTATTCTACTCAAAGCGTCTAAAGTTGATTCAGTAGATTTTTCTTGGTTTGCTAAAACAATTGGTGATTGACCTTTTACTTCAGCTTTTAATTTTGTTGTTGTTGCTTTCAATTTCAATTCAGTATTCTCCATAACAATTGCTTCTTGTTGGGCTGTAAGTTTTTCAATGTCAGCCTGTAAAGTTGCGATTTTGTCTAAAAGAGCTTGAACGTCAATGTCTTCAACTTGTTTTTCTACCTCAGCCACGATTTCATCAGCAGTAACCTTTACCTCTTCAGCAACAGCAGGATCTACATCCTCCATTGCGGTATCAGCCATTGCTGGATCTTCAGGAGCATCAGCATTTTCTTCAGCAACGTCAGCCACTTCTACAATTAATCCAGTTTCGTCAGTTTTGTAAACTTTACCTTCGATTGTAAACTCAGCGTCCATTACAGGTTGTAAATCAGCGTCATAAACTACATTACCAACTTCAAAAGCATCAGCTGTAAGAGGTCCTAACTCTACAGATTCAGCAGAAGCCAATGTTATAGTTTCTTCACTAAACAACTTAATAAGTTTTTTTAAAACACTCATTTTTTCTTCTTTATTTTTATCTAAGTCCATAGTATTATGGATTTTATTATTAAGATTGATTTTTTCAAATCTAATCATTGAATCTATACTAAAACCTCTTGCTAATCCAGTTTCAATATATTCATTCCAAAGAGCATCATTCAATTTCATTGAAACAGCCCACGTTCCTTTAACTACACCTTTAAATCCTAAAGCTGTTAGTTTATCGTTATTCGGATCTTCTACAATCCAACTTTCTACTAAACTTGTTCCTTCTAACCAGTTGTTACCATCGTGATTAAAAGTTGTATTCTTTTGGTAACCTTTTCTAAGAAAATCTTGAGCAATTCTCTCAATTGTTGGCGCATCAAACATAAGTTGAAAAGGAGTTCCGTCTTCGAACTCTCTATATATTTTTTGCTCAGGTATCAAAACAACTCCTGTTAAAACTTTCTTTTTATCGTCAGCTGTTTTTAACATAACTTGTTTTTGTTCGGATAAAGCCATGTATAATGAACCATTTGCGGGGTCATCTACAATTGATATACCATAAACGTCTCCGTCTTCTTCACTATTGTATATTACTTTGTATAAATCCATATATCTATAAACTATTTTTTTATTTTTTGGCACCTTTTTATCCTAACGAAGCATTACTAACTATGTTACGATCTAAACTTTGAGCTGTTGTAACGTCACCAGATGTTACATAAGCTTTTACTACAGGTTGATCTGATTTTGCCGAAGCAATTGTATCAGCAATCTGATTAACTCCACTATTACCAACAACATTGAAAGTTGGTGGGGCAGGAGTAGTTGCCGGTGATGGCGCTGAACCTCCACCTCCACCACCAGGAGTTTTAACAGATAAAATCTTTTTAACATTCGCTATACCTGAAACTACAGCTAAACCAGCCGCCGCAAAACCTAAAGCAGGTCCAACTACAGGTATACCACTCATCGATTTGTAAGCTGACGTTGCTGACTGATAAGTATCAATTGTAGTTGCCGCAATTGCCGCCGCTTTACCAGCAACTGTTGATTCACCTAAAGCCGAAGCCGCGTTCTTTAAGAATCCTGAAACTTTTGCTAAGTTTTCTTGTTTCGCGTCTACCTCAGCTTTATCAATCGCAACAACAGCCTCACTATTCGCTTTCAGCAATTCTTTTCTTGTATCAGCATTTAAACTTGTATCAGCATTTATAAGATTGGCTTGTTCAGTAAGTTTATTTCTTCTTTCTTCAAAAGATAAATCCTCATTTTGAGCTTCTTCACCGGCCTTAGTGATTTTATCCATCATTGCTTGGTCATCAATTGCCTTTTGTTTATCAGCTGTTGATTGAGCTAACGCAACTTTCTTATCAGCCGCTTGTTGGTCAATTAATCCTTTTTGTTCTTCTACTAATTTCTTTGCCTCAATCTCAGCATCACCTGTTAGTTTAAGTTTTGCTAAATCCTCATCTAATTTTTCTTTATCTAAAGCGGCTTTATCATCAATTTTCTTTTGGTCTAAAGCTAATAAATCCTCATTAAGTTTCTTTTGAGCATCAATCCTTGCCTGACCAGAAAGATTTGCTTCATCAAATTGTCTTTGTAAAAAAGCTTTTTGTTTATCAATTGCTTCGGCATCCGACTTATCATTAGCATTTTTAGTATCTTGTCTAATTTTTTCTAAAGCTTCAGCTTGTCTTTTATTTTCTTCTTCGGTCTTTTGATTTGCCGCTTTATTATCAGCATTAGCTTTATCACTTGCGGTTTTATCAATTGCTTGCATTGCCAATGTATTACCAGCTTTATCATTTTGTAATTTTAGTAAAGCCGCATTTTGCTCTTTTAAAACCTCTTCACCTTTTGCCTTTGTTTTTTCGGGGTCAAAAACTAATTTAGTAATCATATCAGCACCTTTCTTAACAAGGTTCTCATCTAAGTTAACATCTATATCAACCCCAGGTATTTTGTTAATAAGTTTTATTAAACCGTTTATACCTTTAGCCGCTGTTGTATATAATAAGTCCAATGGCATTGAAACAAAATCGATGTAGGATTTTAATAAACTATAGTTTTTCTTTGCTCCTTCTTCAGCCGCTCTATTAGCAACTTTTTGATTACTTATTTGTATCTCAGCCGCTCTAATTGCGGCATCAATTTGTTTATTCTTAATTTGTAAGATTTCTCTCTCACTTTTACCTTGTAGTTTTAAAATGTTATCTTGATTACCTAATTGAGATACCTTTTCATTTTCTATATCAACATTCTTTTGAGTTTCAGCATTAAGTCGTTTTTGTTCAGCACTAACTCCTGAAACAGCTTCTTCAATGTCATCCCAATAAGTATAAATCGCTCCTAAAGCAATAACTAAAAGTCCTATACCTGTAGAACCAATTGCCGCTTTTATACCATTAAAAGCATTAACAGCAACAGCTTTAAGGTTTGAGAAGGCATCACCAGCATCAGCTAATTGACCAATTCCATCAGCCAAAGCCATTGCTGACTGAACCTTCAATAAAGTTTTTTGAACGTCTTCACTCTCAGCACCAAATAAAGCCATTGCTCCTTGAGCCGCCGCAAATCCACTTGCCGCAACTTGACCAGCTTGAGCAACCGCTCTAAAACCACCACCAGGTTGAAAGGCGTCAGCTTGAGCTTTTGCGTCACCAATCGCATCTTTTAATCCAGCAACTTTTTGAGCGGCCTCAATTGCTTCGTTCGAGGTATCACCAAAGTTTTGTCTCATTTGTAACAACTCGGCATTAGCCTCTTTTAACGCGGTCTTAAAGTTTAAAACTTTTTCGTCAGCATTACCTTTTAATTCAAACTCAGCTACTATCTTTTTTGCCATTTTCTTTCTCTTTTAATTTTTTGAAAAGCATCTTTTATGGATTTTGCCATTTCATATTTACCTTTTGCGATTTCAATGTTTTCACTAACACCATAATGTTCTTGTAGTCGTAACATATCTAAAATGTTTTTAATCATTACTATTTATATAATTTTTTAATCTACTTATACTATTTTTTATCTTATTAACTTGGTAATCTCTTTCTAAAAATATAATATGTTGTTCATATTTATTTAACATTGATTTTAACGTTTCGACCTTTATATTATTTACTTCAATATATTCAGGTAATTCATCATAAACCCATATATCAATAAAGTATTCATTATTTATTGCCGCTCTTCTACATCCAAATCTATATGGGCAATTACTACTAAACTCTCTAATCTCACCAAACTTTTCAAATCCTTTTAATGATTTTACAACTATATCTATATCGTTTGTTTCAGTTCTAACACCTTGTAAAACTTCACTAACTCCACCAACAAAAACTATATCATCACTAATTAAACTAATCTCTTTTATTAACTCATTCATTATATTGCTCTTAAATCTAAGAATAAATCAAACGTTACAACACCAGTTGTTAAGTCAGTAGTCATCGTATTTATTGTATACCTCTTATCTCTAATTATTATACGGTCATTAAGTCGTATATCAGTTAAAGCTGTTGGTGGTATATGAGCTTTAACATTCATAGTTCTCATCTTAATTGAATAAAGATTAGTAATATAAGGTGAGTAATAAACGTCAAATAAACTTTTTGTTACGGTTGTTGTAAACGACCACGATGAGTTTTCCGCACCCCAGTTAATTGAATAAAGGTTAGCACTCGATGTTCCTCCGATATATGTTTCATTACTGAATCTAAAGTATTTTGTCATATCATATTGACCTGATTGGCCAGTCATTTTAATTGTATTTGTAGATCCACTACCAACTGTTTCTAAACCAACTTCATAAAAAACCAATGGTTTTGGTATATAAGGTTTTAAATCCTTATCAATCATTGGGGTAGTCATAAAGTTATAAAGCGTTGAGCTTGTTCCAGCCGTTGATCTCATCCACATTACATTTTCAAAAGGTAATTGAATCGAATAAGTTTGTTTCTCATTTGACTTTGCGTCAATATAGTTAAGATCACCATAATTATAACCTCTAATTGCTGAGTTTGATTGATTAAAATTATCATTCAATATACTTTTCGAATCTTGGTATTTAAACTCAATCTTGTTATATAATTTTGGTTTTACTATATCACCATCATCATAAAAAACATATTTCGTTATATCATTATATTTACCAGATGTATAGTAATCTTCTAAAGGTAAAAGTTCGAAAGTAGTTGCGTTAATCGGATTAATTATTAAGTTAAACATCTTAACTATACCCATAAAAAAGTCAGCAACTGTAATCTCAGGTGAAAATGAACCTATATTCATTGACGCTGTAGAACCTGAACTACAAGGTAATAAAGCATCCGCTGTTCCTGTATCAAATCCATCAACTGTTATACAGTAATCTAAATTATCATAACAACTCGTCCAGCAATATGTAATATATTCACCTGATGAACCAGGTCCAGGTATACTAATTGGTTCGCAACAATATGGTTCAGTCGCAATTGTTTTAACATTTTTAAATAACATCCATAATTTTGTTAATCTTTCATCAGTTAAAAATGAACCAGTAAAGAATAAACCATACTTAGCACCAATCAATTCTATAATTGATTCTATTCTAACAGCAGGTGGTAAACTATACCATTTTATTGGGGTAACAGTAACATCATTCGGAGCAACACCTGTTTTATATTCATATGAAAATGAACCACCGATTATTGGGTATCTAACATCATAACTCGCTGTTGTAGTTATTCTATTATAAACTTCATTCGAAGTCCAAGGGTGATTCAATGTAGAAAAGTCCAATGAACTTAACATATCCTCACCAAATCGGTCTTTTAATTGAACTAAATTACCATAAAATGTAATTGAATAACTTTCTATGTAACCATTTTTTCTACTTGCTTTCTCAATTTGTATTTTACCACTTCTAAAAAAGATTGTATCTAACTCAATAAAAGCATCATATCTTGTTCTATGGTCGAATCCATCATCGACTGAACTTTCATACCAATGTCTAAATATACCATTGTTATGAGTGTAATTCGGTATATTAAAACTTTTAGTAAAATCTGTATAATTTTTTCCTATATCATTAGCATTTTGTATTGAACTGTTAACTGAGATTGTTTCATCTTTAAAAAGTTCTATTCTTTTTACAACAGATTGAGTAACTCCAGTAATAACCTCGTTAACATATATGTATAATCCTACGTTTACCATTATTAAGATATATTATTTATTATATCATTTGCCATTTCAAACTCTAATTCATAATTAATGGTTTTATCATTAATATGTTTTTGAAACTTCATTGATTTTGTTTTTATTTTAACACGTCTAAAGCCATAATATATGTTAAAAACTCTTATATCCTCACTTAACATTAGTTCTTTTATTCTCTCACCATATGATTCAGGCACAAATCCTGAACTAACTTTAAAAGTTTCATTACCAGTAACATTAAAATCTCTTGATTGTCCAGATCGAGCATCATAATAAAACTGACTACCACTTGGTATCAATTGTTTATAAAGGCTATAATTTGAACCAGTAACATCATAATTTTCAGTTAATGTTTTGAAAAATGTAAATTGTTCTACACCACCATATTTATTAATGTAGAATATAATTGTTGGGTCATATTTACATTCATCTAAAACTTCTACTTTACCTAAATTATAAACTATGGTAGAACCTTGTTTAACTTTAACATCATAAAATCCACTTGATAAACTCATATTATATGGTATACCAATGTAATATGAACCAACAGGCGTTCCTGAGGCAATAACTTGATAACTATTACTACCAACCATTATGTAAACATTATCAACAGGTGATAATTTCTTTTCAACTATGAAACACATCATACCATATCCATATCCAGAATCTATTCTTTTTGATATAGTATTTATAACAGGTTTTGATGAGGTTCCTGAAACTTGAGAGTAGTTATTAAATAAAGGTTTTATACTCGCAAAGTTTTGAGTTGCTCCAACCTGTTGTAGACCCATTTCATACCATGAGTTAAAATATGGGTATTGACTATTATTTGGGTTGGCATTCACGTTTGATTGGTATTCAGTATAACCATAAACAGCATTGTATAAAACATTGTCAATTAATGTAAAAGAACCAGTAGATAATTTGTAGTATCTTTTAATTCTAACATTAGTCATGTTAATTACACCTTCATAAGTTGATAAGTCATCCTCCATAAACTCAAAATCAGAAACAATTTTCTCTCTAATATATGGAGATATATCATACTCGCAATCAATTTGAGTTAATGATGGTATATTTTTACTTAATGTAATTGTTGGGGTTATTGGTTCGGTATCATAGTTATTCCAAATAAACAATTCTAACTTTGTTGATACTTGGCTTGTTTGACCTATTCTAACCAAAAACGGGCTTCTCGCATATATTGTTTGCATATTTAATTATTTTTATATTTTGTTTTTAATATGTTTGCTTCTAATTCATTCTTCTCTTTTTCAAAAACCAGATAAGTAAAACATTGATGTAATGGTAATTTTGTTACTTCTTCGATATACCTAACATCTCCTTTACTGAGCGCATATAGTGAGCTATACCATCCCCATTTTTTTCCGAACTGAGCTTGGCTACTAAGGTCTTCATCTCCTGATCCTTCTCCAAAAAGTCCAGAGTAGAGTTCAATAACTCCTTTTCTAAACTCTTGAAAAAAAAAACGGCGCTCAAAGCAACACTTAACGGAGCAAACTCCATTACCTCACTATAAGTAATCGAACCATTATAAGGTTCAATCATATATGTTTTATCTTTTTTATCAGTTTTAACAATTGGTCTATATAAAACAGCCATTGCTTTATTCATTGATTGAAAATCAGTAATATACTTATCTAAGTCAATATACTCTCCTAAACTAATTTCTTCTAAGTTCGGTATAAAGCCAAACTCTTGACCACCCATTTTAAATCTTGTAACTAAAGGTAGTTCTATATCTTGAAAAAGTTTATCAATCTCAACAATTATATCATCAACATAAGTTGCTTTTAATTGACCAGCATCTTTTAAGTTAACACCGCAAAAGTATTCAACCATTTTGTTTCTTGTATAATCTATATCTTTATCTTTAGTATCAGCTAAAAACTTTTTATAAGTTCTTAAATCGATTTCTTCTAAACTCTCAGGTATCGTTAATTCTAATTTCATATTTTTAAATCGTCAATATATTTTTGTATATCCTCAATGGCATAATCACCTAATTTTTGAGTATATTTTTCTAAAACAGGATCAATAAAATCAGCAGGTTGTATACCTCTACTAAAAATTGACCTTGCGATTGCGAACTGATGGCTTTTATCCAATGTATACTTCGCAAAAGCTGATGATGGTGGCATTTTACTTTTGAATGAAAATGGAGAACCAGTTCTAACAGGTTTTCTCAATTTACCTTCTTTTGATTTGCCTTTATACCCAGCACCGTTAACACCTTTATCAACAAACTCACCATAACTCTCCATTTCAACCTCAATTGTATATTCGAAATCTTTACCAGGTTTGTTTACAATTGAACTCTTAATTGATTCAGCTAATCTACCTGAACCTTTTGGCGCTCTTTGTTTTAATTCATTATCTAAATCATTTAAAAAATCAATT